GAGGCAGACGGATTATTCTATATAAAAAATAATGAAACTTATGATGTTGTTGAGTGTAACTTAAAGGATTTGTCTAGTAATACTGTTTTAGGAGCTTCAATGGCAGTTTACAAGGGTAGAGTTTGGGTTGCTAAAGATGCTACTATCTATTATTCTGCATTAGGCACTTATAATGATTTTACAACATCTGATGATGCTGGGTATATTAATGAATTTCATACTGATACAGGATCAATTACTGCATTAAAACCTTATAAAGATTATTTGGCAGTGTATAAAGATGATAGTGTTTATTTATTAAGTGGAACAAGTCCTGATGATTTTGCAATTACATTATTTGCAAATAAAGGTGCAGTTGGAGCTAATTCAATTGTTAATGTTGAAAATAAGCAATATTTTCTAAGTAATGGAATTTTTGCATTGGAGCAGGTTGGGGAGTTAAATCAAATCCAGTTAGGAAGTGAGATTTCTCAGAAAATTAAACAGGAATTTTCGTCTTTTGGAAAGTTAGAAAATACAATATGTTTACATTATGAATCAAGAAGTCAAATGTGGTTTTTCTTCCCTTATGCAGATGATGCCTATTTCCATACTATATGGATTAATGATTATGTTAATAAAGCTTGGTACAAAAGGATTGTTCCTCAAAATATTGTTACAGCTTGTATTTATAACAATGCTATATATACAGCAGATAAAGACGGTAATATTTATAAGGAGGACTTTGGGACAACTTTTAATGGTAATGTTATAAACTTTATGTGGAAGTCCCCATTTTTGGCTTTGTCCAATCCTCATCATAGAAAAATGATTGATGAATTTTATTTTTTGTTAGATACAGAATATGATAACAATTTCAATTTTTCTGTATATAAAGATTATGATAGTGAGTATTCAGATGATATTGAAAAAATTTATTCAGTTCATCAGGATCATTTGATTTGGGCAGATGATGAAACATCAGATGACTTGCCTTGTCATTGGACTCCAGATGATGCGAGTGTCCCTGTATGGTCAGTAAATAAAGATTCTATGGAGAAAGCTGAAATTTCTGAGGCTAATTATGCTGTTCAATTATGTGTAATGGGGGAAGAAGTTACACAATCTTGTGCAATTATTGGGCTGCAATTTAGAGAAATATATGAAGATGACTAAGTTCAATCTTTTAAAATAACACCACTCATATTTTTTATTTGTAGTTAGAAAAGAAAGGAAACAAAAAAATGACTGACAATGCTTATTCTGCATTTATCCCTGAAATTTGGAGCCAAAAGCTTAACTATATGCTTTCAAAAGAATGCGTAATGCTCCAATGTGTTAACAGAAATTGGGAAGGTGAAATTAAAAATCAAGGTGATAAAGTAAAAATTATTACTCCTGCAGATGTTGCAATTTCAACATTGAGTACTTCTAATATTACTTATGATGAATTAGAACCAACATCTCAAGATTTGGTAATTGATCAGAAAAAATTCTTTGCATTTAAAATCAATGATGTAGCTCAAGTTCAAGCTAATACTGATATTATGGAAGCTCATTTAAAAAATGCTAAAAAAGCGATTGAGGAAGTTCAAGACGCTTATATTTTGTCATTGCATACAGAAGTTGATGAAAATAATATTGTAGGAACAGAAGAAGCTGCAGTAACTCTTGATAAATCTACTATTTATTCAAAATTTGTAGAATTAGCTCTATGTTTGAAAAATTCAAATGCTGTAACAACAGGTGTAAGACCTTGGGTTGTAATTAATCCTACAATAGAATCTTATTTATTACAAAGTTCTGAATTTATTGGAGCTCATAATGTTGCAGATGAAACTTTAAGAGAAGGTGCAATTGGTAGAATTGCTGGCATGGATGTTTTAGTAAGTACAAATTTAGGAGATGTTTCCGGTAAATATTATGTCTTAGCAGGTACAAATGAAGCTATTACTTTTGCGTCTCAATTATCAAAAATTGAAAGCTTGAGAGATAAAGATAGTTTCTCTGATTTAGTAAGAGGTCTTTATTTGTATGGTGCAAAAGTGGTGCAGCCAAAAGCTCTTGCCAAAATGGTTGTATCTTCTGCGTCTGCTGCTGCATAAAATTTATCTACACCCCATAATGCATCTTCAAAAATAATATGCGAAGATGCATTATTTTAAAATAACGAGGTTAATTATGTTTGATAACTTAAAAGAAAGTATAAAAGAGCTAGCTAAAACTGCTGTAGTTAAGGCGGAAGAAGCATTAGGAAGTAATAAAGGACAACAAAAAAAAGAAATGGCAATAAAATATATTGTTGAAAAAATTCCTGTTCCTGCTCTTTTTAAACCGATTATTTCATTGTTATTATCCTCTTTTATTGATGATGCAATAGAATTAGCGGTTGAATATATGAAAAATGAGGTACTTTAATTATGAATGAACAAAATATACAAAATCTTTCATCCTATGCCGGTAATCAACAAGCGATACCTGGAGCTCAACAAATTGTCAATAGTGATGCTGAGTCTGTGAAACAAATGGCTGTGAATGATTTAAAAACTATTAAAAATCTTGTGCAATCAGGGGTTATGACCCAAGAACAAGGACAAAATTTAATGAATTATGTTACACAAAAGGCGTTTGAAAAGTATACATTATGTCAACAAGGTCAAACTCCTCAAGGTGCGCAACAACAGCCAGTTGCTCAACAACAAGGTCAATTGCAGGCAAATGCTGTGACTCCTGATTTCTTTAATCAAGATGGTAGAATTGATGTTTATGATTATTTAAGAAGTTCTAATGTTGCTTTAGATCAGGATGAACTCTCAAAAATTTCAGCTTTAGTTGAAAAAATTGAAAAAACAGCTATTGAGAAATATTTGAGAGAATTACAACACGAAAAAACATTAAATAGCGAAAATGAGACCGCAAAACAGAGATTGAGAGCTAATGCTCAAAATTCTGGATCTGACGGTTTAAAAAATTTGGTTTTCACTCGTGAACAAATCGGCAAAATGAGTGGTGCGGAATTTGCTAAGTACGAAAGTGCAATTATGGATCAATTAAGAAAAGGTCTTATAAAATAGCAATATTCAAAAAATCTTTGTGGAAAAAACAGTCTTTTTAAGACTGTTTTTTCTTGAAGATTAAGAAAGGAAATGTATGAATTATTTAGAACTTATAAATAAATGTCTTGTTGAATTAAATTATAAACAGGTGAGTGCTTTTTCTGAATTAACTAAAAATGACCACAAAAAGTTGAAAAATATTATAAATGTTTTAAATTCGGAAATTTGCGGTTTTGACAGATGGGCTTTTTTATTGAGAAAAACAGAATTAAGTCTGCCAAAAAATACAGGTGAAATTGATAATACAGTAGAAGGAAGAATTGAAACATTAGTAATAGATGGAGTTAAATTTGATTATTTTCAAGACTTTGAAGCATTTTTTGTTAACTCTCAACCTCAAAATACGTATAGTTTGTTTAATGATAAAATTTTGCTTCCAATTTTTAACCAAGACAAAAATATAGATATATTGTATTATACGAAAAATTGTGCCAAAGATTCAGAAGGCAATGAAAAATTCCAAATGGAAGATTCAGAGGATTCATCTTTGATACCTGAACCTTTTGTAGAACCATTGTTAGTATATGGAGCTTGTATGCGGTTGAAGGGAAATCCACAGCATGTTCGTTTCAATTATTGGTATAGTATGTATAAAGATGCATTAGCGAATATGCGTTCAAGGATTTCTGCAAGTATAGATGAAACTCCTTCTGTTAAGTTACATAGAAGGTAAGTTGTCTATAATATTGGTTAGTTTTTTTTGCACAAAAAAAACAGGAAGTTTAAAATTCATTTTCCCCTCCTGTTAAGATTTACACTAGCCGAAATATAAATAGCATAATTATTATACAATTTTTTTTGAAAAAATTCAAATAGTACAAAGATTTGTAAAGAAAAGTACATAATTATTACCCTGAAAAATGATGAAAAAATTAACAATACAACAGAAAAAATTTGTAACTGAATATATAAAATCCCTAAATGGCGAACTTTCTGCGAAAAATGCCGGATATAAATCAAAAGATTTGAAAGAGACAGCATCAAGGCTTTTATCTGAAGATTTGATAATAAAAGAAATTAAATTTCAGTTAAAAAGTCAGATTAATTCTTTAAGAGTTAATAAAGGATATGTAATTCAAAAACTTTTGCAGATTGCAGAATTTTCTTTGGAAGAAGAAGATATTTTGGATAAAGAAGGATGTCCTACAGGGAAAAAGAAACTTCGAGATACATCTGCAGGATTAAAAGCATTAGAAAGTTTGTGTAAGTATTTAGGGTTCACGATTACTCAAGATAATGAAGATGAATATAAAGCTGCAAAGATTATAACAATTTCAAATCTTGATGATGAAAAAATTTAATAAAGGAGAATTGCATATGAAAAATAATGAAGCAGAAGAAAGGTTGTTAAATAATGCTTCTATTGAAGATCTTATTAAAATGAAAATTGAAAAAGAATTTATGGAAGATTTGAAGAAATCAAAACAAAAAGTTGTGCCTAAAACTTATACTGATATAAAAGATGTTCCTCAAGATAAAATCTTTTCAAAATGTTCAGTGTTCAGATATTTTAATAGGAATACAAAATGTGAAACTTTTGTAAATGGTGTTCAAGCTGATGCATTGATTGGTATTCAAAATAATGTAAGAGAAAAAATGCTAAAAGGTCAATTAGACGCATTTACGACAGAATCTGCATATGTAAAATTTGAGAAAGCGGTATTTTAATGACTGAGTACAGAAATCCTTTTGACAAACCTGCTTTTTTTGAGCAGGCTTTATTTTTATATATAAAATATTTGCGATATTTGGAAGATGATTATGCCATAAATAATTCAAATATCTATGATTACTTTTTTAATTTAATCCAAAGAACATCTCCGTTTTTCTTTGTAATTACAGAGGGTGAATTAGTTAGCGGATTTGTATATCTTGATAATCTGATAGGTGATAGTAAAAGACTGCATAGTGCGGAATTGACGACTTGTTTTGATAAAAGATTTTGGGGTGATTATACAAAACGTTGTGCAAGATTTTTTATAAATTACTGCTTTGAAACTTATGGATTAAAAAAGATAAAAGCACTTGTATACCCTGACAATTCCAGAGTAAAAACGCTTTTGAAAAATTCTGGTTTTGTAAAAGAAGCGTTGCTAAAAAATGAAACTCTAAGAAATAACAAACTGCAAGATGTAGAATTGTATTCCGTATTCAGTCAGTTTTATAACCATTGAAAATATTTTTAAAAATCTATGATTTAACCTAAAGAAAGGGGTAAAAATGAAAATTGAAACAGAAGATTTGACGCAAAAACTTTCTGATTTAGAGGAAAAGTTTTTAGTTAGTAATATTATTGAAAAATATGATAAATTCGATGGGCAGCGCAATGCTCAATTGACAGATATAAAACTTGTAAGAGATGCAATTTATAATTCAGATGTCCCAAAAATTAACGGCTGGGATAACAGAGTAGAACTTCCTGATATATACGAATTAGCGCAGACTTTAAAATCTCATATAAGTGAAAATTTATATTCTCATCCTGATGCGATGTTTGATGTATCAGGTACAACGCCACAGACTCAAGGTTTTGCAAATAAACAAAAAGCAATGCTTGTAAATACCTTTGAGCAAATGAAAATCGAAGATGAGATTGAAAAAGTTATTGACGGAATTGTAGAGACTGGTGAATGTACGCTTTTTGTTGGTTGGGAAACAAAGATTAAATCTATAAGAAGAGCTCAGACTATAGAGGAACAAATTCTTAATCCTGAGAAAAAAGGTTTTGTGATAGATGACAAAGTTATTTATGACAATGCAAAAGTTAAACATATAAAATCTGAAGATTTTGTCTTTGATAAATATAACCGTGATAACTGGGATAAATGTGCAAAAATTTATAAAACATATTCATCAATTGATGAAATATTTTCAGATAAAGCAAATAATTGCTTGGACGAGAGAAAATTGGAAATTTTGAAAGGAGTGGTGGCTGGCAGAAAATCTCAAAATAATGATGAGAATGCTGTAGAAGGAAAGAAAGTAGAAATTTTGGAATTTTGGGGAGATATAGAACTCTCAGATGGAACACTGCTTAAAAACTGGTTAATTGTAGTTGCTGCAAGATGTGAAATTATTCGTTTTGAATCAAATCCGTTTGTGATAAATCCGTTTATTCACGCAAATATAATCGAATCACCTCAAACAGGTCGTGGTATTTCTCCTTTGCGAGTTGCTTTGATATTGAATAGTTTGGCATCAACTATTTTAAATAAACAGATTGATGCTCTGACTTTAATGATGAATCCTCCATATCTTGCTCCTAAAGGATGTTTCAAAGGTCAGCAGGATGTAAGACCAGGAAAAATTATTGAATACGATGCTGCTTTAATGCCTACGGCTCCGACTCCTTTATCTTTTGATAAAGCAATGGTAGGGTGGGATTTCTTGAACTATTTTAAATCTACTATAGAAAGTGCAACAGGAATTTTCAAAAATATGGCAGGAAATCTTCAATCAGCTGAACGTACTGCAACTGAATTGAATTATTCAGTGAACGGTCAAGAAGCTCGTTTAAATATGATTTTAGATTCAATAAACAGAAAAATTATTGTTCCTATGGTAGAAAAAACTGCAGAAATAATTTCATATTTCAAACTCGGTAAAGAATTGATTGGCGTAAATGACAGAGGCAAAACAAGCTTTATGGAAATTGACGATAATGTAAGAAATGCTAATTACATATATCGTTATGGAGATAGAAGGGCTTCTTTTGAAAGAAAAATGCGATTGAAGGAGTTATTTGAAGTTGTTCAATCTTTTGCACAAGTTCCAGAAGTTGAAGAAAAAATTGACTGGTTAGAATGTTTTAAATTTGCACTTGAACAATATGGAATAGAAAACGCAAATAATTTTTTACTAAATGATGACAAATCATAGTGCTGCATTTGCAGCACTATGAAAATAACTAAAAGAGTTATATACAATTTTAATATTTTTATTTATTATAATGAATATAAAATTGATTATAGCTGTGATAGTGTAAAATCAATTAGAGTCTTCTTTATAATAAGGAATTATGATATGAGAAAAATAATTTTACTACTAATGTTAATACTCTTTCAAATCCCTGTATTCGGCGAGGATATTCCACCACGCGGAATAGAGATGACAAAGGAAACTAATCCTATATTCTGGAGTTATTTGGAAGATTATAGTAGTAAGTTGAAAGAAGCCTTTGAAGATGCAAAAATATTTCACCTTCGCGGTTGGGGGGCTGCTTACGAATTTATCTTAACGCGTGACGGTGAAATTAAAGACCTTAAAGGTTCTGTCTTTCAAAATGATTACTATGACAGAAAAATAAAAGAGGTAATATTATCAGTCAAACCATCACCGTTTTATGCAGATATGAATGCGGAAGATATGTTAATTGATGTTTATTTAGGATATCAAAATTATGATGAAGTTTATATTAATGTTGGTTTTGATATAAAATATAATCGAAAATCTTTTTCAATAAGTATAGATTTAGATAAATAATTAAGAATAGCTGAGAATTATGATAATGAGAAAAATAATTTTACTACTAATGTTAATACTCTTTCAAATCCCAGCCTTTAGTGAGGACTTTCCTCCTGTTGGAGCAGGGATTGAAGTAACCAAAGAAACAAACCCAATATACTGGGGGTACTTTGAAGATTACGCATCCTTACTTAAAGAAGCTCTTGAAGCCAGTCATATGTTTCGTCTTCGTGGTTGGGGCTCGAGCTGTGAGTTTATAGTGACCCGTAATAGAGAAATAAATGGAATTAAAACATCAGTATTTCAAAATGATTATTTTGATGAGAAAGTAAAAAATATAATCTTATCAGTTAAACCTTTACCATTTCGTGAAGGAATGAATATGGATGAAATGCGTTTTCGAGTATATCTTGGTTATGAAAAGTATAATGAAATTAGTATAAGTGTTGGCAGCTCTTTTATAGATAATAAAAAAACATTTAGTTTAATGATAATAACAAGTAAATAGTTAAGAATAGCTTAGAAGTATGATTATTTCAAACCGCTGAGAACAGCGGTTTTATTTTAATGTCAAAAAATAGAAAGGAATTTAAACATGAACAAACATGCAATGGCTAACGAATACAAAATTTTATGTTCTGAGGCAAATTCAATGGTTAAAATGAAAAACGGTGCAGTAACATCGAACGGCTGGACAAAAGTTGACGGAGAATATAATCGTGGTAGTAATTTTAAAGGAGTTCTCTACGAAAAGGACGGACAATATGCACTTTGTTTTGTAGGAACAGATAGATTCAGTGCAAAAGACTGGGGTGCAAATGCTAAAATGGCTCTGACAGGGGATAGCAGACAAAGGTAAGGGACTGAAACTTCATCTAATAAGTCATCTTCAGGAAAAAATTCGGGTTCTTCTGATGGGAAATGGGTTACTATTAATGGAAATCATGTTTTGATTAAAGATTAGTCTATTATAGGGGATTATGTTGTATAAATTATTAAAAGCTCAGCGGGAATTTTTGGAAATCCCGCATGATTATACATTGGATGTTGCAGTGTATCAGGGAGGTTACGGGTCGGGGAAGACTTTTGCGGGCTCGCTTTTAGGGATATTGCTTGCTTTAAAATTTCCCGGAGTCAGAGGGTTAGTTGGAGCTCAAACTTATACTCTTGTTAGAGATACGACTTTACAGACATATTTTGAGCATTTGGAAAATTTCGGTTTTGTCGAAGGTAAGGATTATGAATGGTCGTCTTCATTACAAAAATTGACTTTTAAAAACGGTTCTGAAATCCTTTTTAGACATTTTGACGAGCCTAACAAATTAAAGTCATTAAACCTTGGTTTTGTTGAGATTGAGGAGATGTCTGATATCCCTTATGATACTTTTAAAATGCTTTTAGGTCGTATGCGTCAAAGAGTGAAAAAGATTTGGAAAAATTTTACTTATCGAATTTTTGGTCATACAAACCCTGAAATGCAAAGAGGTTGGGTGTATAAAACTTTTATTGAAAATCCTGCACCTAATTACAGATTGATTACAGCTCCGACTACGCAGAATATTTATCTTCCTGAAGGTTTTTGTGACGAATTAAAAAAATTGTATGACGAGCAGTATTATAATATTTTTGTACTTGCTCAAAATGGAGAATACAATAACGGGCTTGTAATAAAAGATTTTACTGATGCAAATATCAAAGAAATTTCATATCAGCCTGATATGGATTTGCATATTTCCTGCGATTTTAACGTTGATCCGATGTGTTGGGTGTTTGCTCACAAGACTGATGATAAAGTTTTTTATTTTGATGAAATTGCGATGGAAAATACAACAACTTCAAAAGCTTGTGATGAGTTTTATAGACGTTATCCTAATCACAAGGGGAAGGTTATTGTAAACGGTGATGCTTCGGGGGATAACAGAAGTTGTACAAGTGAATATACAAATTACGTAATTATAAAGAAAAAACTTTTGCAGTATGGGTATGATGTAGAAATTCAGATTAAAGCGTTCAATCCGCCGATAAAAAACCGGATTATGGCGTTTAATTCAAAAGTGCGTTCTGCAGATGGTGAAGTTTGCCTTTTTGTTGATAAAAAATGCGAAAAGCTTCTTTATAATATTTACAATTTAAAATACAAAGAAGGTACTTCAAAGATAGACATTCCGACATATCAGCAGATCAAACAATCAAAAGAACTTAAATTTTTATCGCACCCAATGGATGCAGCTTCGTATCTTGTTGATTTTTATTGGCCTATAACTCTTTAAGGAAAGGATATTATGGATAAAATAATTGAATATTCTCCGATAATTATTGTTGTTTTAATGTTTTTTGTGCAGCAAAAAATATTTGTAACTCCAGAACAGTTAGAGAAGAAACATAGAGAAATTGTTGAAGAAATTGAAGAAAAATTTGTAACGATTCATAGTTTTATTGATTTGAAAGATCAGTTTACAGAAGTAAAAGATAAAATTGATAAAATGTATGACTTATTAATAGATTTAAAATAATGTTAAAAATTTGTTACATTTTGCTCATATATTTTAAAGTTTAAGTATAAAAATGCCGTCAATCCGAATAACAGACATGTTGTTACTAAGATAAATCGAAAGGAAAGCGTTACTAAAATGGGATTGGCAGCTTCACAAGCGAGATTTTTAGCAATAACCGCAAGAAAAAATAATTGCGAGCTTCAATCTATGCAAATTGCACAAGAAAAGCTTTCCATTACTCGTGAACAACAAAAAGCAGCTCAAGAGTATGAAGATTCATTATCTGCAACAAAATTGGTATGGGATACAGTAGATGATGATGTTTACGATTTGTCATATGATGTTTTAATGAAACCTTCAGCTCTTAACGAGTATGATCCATATTTGCTTACTGATTCTCAAGGCAGACTTGTATTATCTACAAGTATGTTTAATGCAGCAGTTGCAGCAGGTGTAATTGATGCAAAAACTGGTGATCCAAAAGTCTCTAGATTTATGGGTTCTACTACATCTACTAATGATGGATCTCGTAACGCATTTTTATATCAATTAGGTGTTCAAAATCAAATTGATTCTTCTACAATTGATGCGATATATTCATTAGGAGAACAAGGATATACAAATTCAGGTGTTGGTGGAGATATTATTGATAAAACTCTTACCAATGCGATGGCTACTAATACATTTATTAATTATATGCAAGATGCGACATACCCTGAAGATATTAAAGCAGATGACGGATCTATTATCCATAACAAAGGAGATGCAATTTATGGATTAAATTTAGCAGATCTATTTGCAGATGCAGGTATTGATGTTTGTTATACAACATCTCCAGACAAAGATGCAAATAAGGGTGATGTAATTATTACAAATAATGGTGCTGTTGTAACCGAAGAAGAATTAAAAAAACTTACTCTTGGTGATATTATAGATGGTCAATATGTTATGACAGGTATAATGTCTGCTGAAGAGTTGTCTAAAATTGCTATTGAACAAGTATTAACAGAGATGGGTAATACTTTAGGAATGAGCGAAATTGATACTGTATATGGTTTGAGTGTTGATCAAGAATCATATGATGCATTAAATAGTGCTTTTGAATTTGGAGAACAATTATTGAATCCTAGTGATCCAAAAACATCTAATGGTATTATTATTTCTCAGTCAGTAAATAATGCAGCATCTGAAGCTCAAAAAATAAATGGTATTGTCCAAGGCACTAATGGTGTTTCTTCTGTAAGCATTTCAAATATGTTAAAATCATATTTAACAAATTTTGCAATTGCAATGGAAGGTTATGACTTAGGCTTATATGTTGATGACGATGTAGCCGGAAGTTCATATGTAACAGATGATATTAATTATTATTTTATAATAAAAAATGATAATGCTATGTCTGAACAAGATGCATTAAATGCTGATTTTTATAATATGTTATATAACCAGTTGTGTATGAATGGTGCTTCTACAGACCAAACAAAACAACAACAAGTTACAGATCCTGATTATTTAAATCATGCGTTAAAGAATGGTCAATTGTTTATTTCTTCATTAAATAATGATGGTTATTTTTATCAAGGTCATTACACATTGAATGGTCACGTTGCAGAGGTGACTGATGAAGATGCAATTGCACAAGCTGAAGCAGAATATAATGTTAAGAAAAGCCAATTAAGTTATAAAGAAGAATCTTTAGACTTAGAACTTAAAAATATTGATACTGAATTATCTGCCCTAACTACAGAATATGATACAGTTAAAAACTTAATTAGTAAAAATGTAGAAAAAGTATTTACGTTATTTAGTTCATAATAATAAATTTTTCCTTAAGATTTCACAAATTTTCCTTGTCCATGCTAGTATTATAATAAGAATACCAGAACGGAGAGGAATTTTGTATAATATTAAGTTTA